GTTCAATTAAGTATTCGTGGGGATTTTGGGCCATACGGCGACGTTCATCAGTGTCTAAGAAAATGTAGTCAACAAAGAGCGAAGCAGCAGCTAAAGATTGTTTGTAAGCTTCATTAGCTTTGGAACCAGCACCACCAATATCTTCGACAGCCCATAAGCATTCTTCAATATTGCGGATGTCTAAGTTAATTTTGACTTCGTGGTATTGTAAAGCAATTAATGGTAAAGCTAAACCGGGATTGCGGCAATACCAGAATTGGAGTGGGACATATAAGGTGGTTTCAGGTAAAGCATTACGGGGAGCGCAAACTTGGCGGACACCGTCAGCAGAGCAAGGACCATCAACATCAGCGAACTCGGGATCTGTGATGTATGTTAATTGTGTGGTGTTACCGATCATTTTGTAGTAACCACGTTCTTGTTCTTTCGATAAAGTTAATTGATTCCAGATGTGCATCCAGTCACCATATTGGCGATCAATACGTTGGCCACCAATTTCAACTTCAACTTGCGAGATTAATTGTTCACCAGGGAAGTCTAACCATCTAGCGTATTTGCCGTGATTTGTGTTAACTTCAGGTAAAGTGATTTGTAAGTATGTGCGGTAAGCTAAGTCACCATTACGCGAGATTGTGCAAGTAACACGGCGACCGAAATCGGCTTGACCGTTGAAAGTTTGTTCAATCGATTCCATCGCGAAGTTAGTGTGACGACGATAGGTTACTTTCCAGAAAGTAATTTGGGGGTTACCTGTTAAATATACATCTTGAGCACCGTAAGCAACTAATTGCATAAGACCGCCAGCCATTTTTTATAATATTCCTAAAGAAAAAAAATTTATAAAATTAAATTTAATTAATTTAATTAATTTACTTAAATTTTATATTAAATTTTAATTATTTAATTAATATAAATAATTTATAATGAATAAACACGCAAACAATATATTAACTGTTGATAATAAACATAACGAGATGATAGATAAATTTAAAAATAACGAAGAAATTATTATACCTAAATTAAAAGCACAATTATTAAAAACACAAGAATTACTAAATAATATGAAAGAAACTAAAAGTAAGAAAAATATTGAAAAGAAAGAATTATTAATTAACAAGATAAATGAAATTAATAATAAAATAAATAATATTGAAAAAGAAAAGAATGATTATTTTTTAAATAATTCAAAATATATATTCGGTTATTTTGAAGAAAAGCAAAATATTTCAAATAATAATACTGATTTTAATAATAATTCAAAATCTGCTAAAATAAATAAATTTTTTAATATAGAGACAGATGATTTAAATGAAATTAAAAATACTACTACAAAAAATAATAATTATAGCAATAAATTTTTTTATAATATTAACAACATGATTTCTAATTATGATGATTTTTGCTATGATTCTGATATATGTAGTCATTGTAAAAAAGGAGAATTAATTTATGTCGAAACTGAAGGTACAACTATTTGTAATAATTGTTCTAAAACAATTAAATATTTAATTGAAAATGATAAACCATCATATAAAGAACCTCCTAAAGAAGTTTGTTTTTATGCTTACAAAAGAATTAATCACCTTCGAGAAATATTAGCACAATTTCAAGCAAAAGAAAGTACATATATACCTGATGAAGTATTTGAAAATATAAAAAATCAAATAAAAAAAGAAAGAATAGAGTTAAAAGACCTTACCAATAAAAAAACTAAAGATATATTAAAAAATTTAGGTTATAATAAATTTTATGAACATATACCATATATAAAAGATAAATTAGGCATTAAACCACCAGTAATGACTCCAGAACTAGAAGAACAATTATGTAATTTATTTATGGAAATTCAAAAACCTTATGCAAAATATTGTCCAAAAGATCGTGTCAATTTTTTAAATTATTATTATACATTATTCAAGTTATGTGAGTTGCTAAATCAGCGTAAATTTTTGCCATATTTTCCCATGTTAAAAGATCGCGAAAAAAGAATAGAACAAGATCAAATATGGAAAAAAATATGTGAAGAATTAGGATGGAAATTTATTCCTACTGTATAGGGCAGGGTCATGTCCCCGCACGACGTTTTTATAGAATATTTTTAGTAAAAATATTATAACTTTATTTAAAAAATATTATAACTTTATTTAAAAATAATTAAACTTTATTTAAAAAATAAATCATTATTTAATATATAAATTAATAAATAATGACTTTAAGACCAACTTGGGATCAATATTTTAAACAACTTGTTGAAATTACTTCTACTCGTTCTTCTTGTGAGCGCCTACACGTAGGTTGTATGTTTATTAAAGATAACAGAATAGTTGCTCAAGGGTATAATGGATATATTGCTGGTTGTGAACATAAAATGGTTATGAGGGATAATCATAATATTGGAACAATTCATGCTGAACAAAATGCTATTACAGATTGTGCGAAAAGAGGTGTTTCAAGTGATAAGTGTACAGCATATATTACACATTATCCTTGTTATAATTGTATGAAATTAATGGTTTCTTGTGGAATATGTGAAATTAAATATATAAATGATTATAAGAATGATGTTTTAGTAGATGAATTAGCAAAACAAGTAAATATTAATATAGAAAAAATCTAAAAATAATTTATAAACTTTGTGTTACTCTATTGATAAGTTGTAATAATAAATAAAATATAGTAGAAAATAACATACTAATAAATACATTACCATATAAATTAGCATTTCCATCATTAGCAAATAATCCTGGTCCCATTTTTTTTACAAATTTTTTAAATGCTGGCAATTGAAAAGCAAAATATAAAATAGATAATATAATAGGAATTTGTAATTCATTATACATCATATCTAAATTATCTATTTGTCTTTGTTGATTAACATTTTCTTGAATTAAATGTTCAGGTGTTTGCATATTATTTATATAATCTTCATGTGTAGGTGGAGGAGGTACAAAATTTGGTTTAATTTCAACATCATTATTAACTTGCATAGGAATGGCAGGAATATCTCTGCTAGGTAATCCGGTCATTCCTTGAGAATTAGCTTTTTGTAATTGTCCTATTAATTCATTATAATTAGTTTGTTGTGTTTCTCCTTGTTGTTGCTGTACTTGTTGTGGCATCTGAGAAGGCATTTGATTATTACTTTCACTTATGATTTCATTTTTTGTTAAAACTATATTATTTGCTTGTTGATTATTCATATTTGACATTTGAGGTATAGTTTGATTTTGAACATTAGCTGGAGGTAATTGTGATATAGATGTTATGCCATTTTGATTATTATTATTATTATTATTATTAATATTAATATTTTCCATACTTTATTTAATTTATACTAAATAAAGTATATTTTTTCAAAGCAATTTACGCAAAATCAACTATTTTTTTTCTTTTATTACAAGCTACAGTCTTTTCTTTCATTACATAACAATGTTCATTACTTGAATCAAATGAAAATACTTGGTTTCTTATTTCATCTTGTTTTGGACCAATAAAACTATAACAATTTTTTCCTTCACATAATTTTCTAAACAAAGAAGCTAAACCTAAACCTAATATTATTGATAATATTATTCTTCCATTTTCTGTATACATTATATTATTGACAAAACGATTAAATCTTTTACCTATCATTTTATATACTATATAATGTATATAAAATAATATATTCAAAATTTATAATAATATATTCAAAATTTATAATAATTTATTTAATTACTGTACAGGAACATGATTTATTTGACTTGATTTACTAGGACATTTAACTTGTTCCATGGTATATTCATAACAGTTTTCTGCTCTATCTTTATATTCAACTTTATTAATATTTGATGGTGTAGGATATACATTAATTTTTTTTCTATCATCATTTAAGTATATAAAAATTAATCCTAAAAATAAGCTTAATAAAAATACTCGTAAATTTATAATTTTAAATATTCCTGTAATCATATTATAATATATCTAATATAGTATAATATTTTATTTTAGTCCTATGAAATATTATTTTTATATATCATCATTTAATTTTCAATATAAAGTTATTATTCTAATTTTTCTTCAGTATCTAATGCATCGTCTTCATCTACATTATCAGTTTCTTTATCTTCTTCGGTTTCAGTATTTACATTATATGTTGTATCTTCATTAATAGATATTTCAAGTTCTGATAAAGTTTTACTATATTGAAATAACATGTTTAAATTTGAATCATCATTTTTTTCAATATAATTTATACTGTATTTCATTTTTAATATTTCTTCATCTAAAATACGTATTTTTGAAGCATATAATTCTAAAGCAGAAACTAAATATCTATTTTCTCCTGTTGTTTCATATAAATTATATATTTCTTTAAAATCATTTATATAATTATAATTTTCCATTACTTTATCACTGATTAAATTTTTATATTCTTCATTATCTATGGTATTATGTAATAATACTAATTCGTTATATATTTCTTGTTTTTTATTTAATTTATCTTTTATTTTTTCAAATTTTTCTACAGCAAAATCTTCTAATATATAATTAAATAAATAATCTAATTTTGTTACCATTATTTCTTTTTTTGCTTCTTTTATTTCATTATCAACATTGATTAATTCATTATGTAAATTTAGTGTTTTATATCTCTTTATGCTAATATTTAAATCACAAGGTTTGGATAAATTACCACAAGAAACAGATAATGTATCTGATGTTTCTTTAAATAGTGTTCCACCATCTTTATTACAACTTATACATTTAGGTTTAGATTTAGAAAAAAGTTTTTTTTTATTTTCAATACTAATATCCGAGTTTAGTATTTTATTTTTAGCTTTTTCTAATAAAGTATTATATTTATTTTTTAATTTATAATATTTTTCTATATTTTCTAAATATTTTTCAAATTTTTCATCATTATTTTTCAAAATGTATTTACTCATATTATATATATAATAATTTTTATTTATTAATAACTAATAACTAATAATTAATAATTAATAACCAATAACTAATAATTAATAACACTGCTAAAAGTATATTTTTTTATGTAATAAATTTGCTTCTGGATGATTACTATAATCTGGTAAATTTGTGATCATATTATTTCTTATACGTTGATTATTTTCTAAATCTTGTCTATTATAATATACTAATTTAGACATAATATATTCTTTTTCCTTTAAATTTTTCATATATCTTTCTTTACTATTTATTTTTCCTTTATAACGAGTATATAATATTATAAATAATACAATAACAAAAAATAATAATAAGCCTATATTGTAATATAAATTATAATTTTTATTTTTAAACTTATTACATTCATTTAATATTCCATTAAAAAAATACTTAACACCATTATCTACTAATTTGGGTTTATTTAAATTATCATTTGTATTAGATGAACTAATATTTAAGTCTAAATAATTGTTTAAATTTTTAAAATCCATAATACTAATTAATAATTTGTGTTATTTTAAAAAAATAAATTATACATATAAATATAATTATATCTACAAATGGCTGATAATACTGTAAATCCTGCTAATTCTGCTATATATTTTGCTATGTTAACTATAGTATTTACTGTTGTTAATATATTTATGATTAATTCTGCTAATACTTTAGAAGCAATTGAAGCTAATAAAAAAAATATTGTTTACACATTAATTTATATGGGTTTGGTGCTTTCTGGAACATATTTTATAAATCTTAGAATCTCACAAGCTTTATGTCCTGATGATGGTATACAACATTATAATATTTTCTTTGCTACTGTTTTACCATGGTTAATTATTTTTGTAATTTTATATTTTTTACTTGAATTATTTCCTGGATGGGTTGCTCCTTTTTCGAATACAATAGGATATTTAGTTGTTAAAATATTAGGTGTTGAAACATTTTTAGAAAATGTTTTAAATAAAAAACCAGAAAAAGAAACTATCATTAACGCAATAAATAAAATAAAATCCCATAAAGCTAAAATAATAAATGAATTTGATGATGACAGAA